AAAGTACTTAGATACTGCCCGAAACAAACTGTTAGATGACATTGAAACGAAATTGTATGAAGATACAAAAAGAAATGGTTATGCAACTGACACTGTGATAACAGAAGTTAACACAGACGAAGGTGCAACTTTTCCATTAGGTGCGGTTCAAATAATCGTGCAAGTAGAATATATTCACCCCAAAGGTGATTTAGACAAATAACAGTAATAGGAGCAAACAATGGCAGTTCTAAAAGGTAAAGACGGTTCAATATCAGCGGGTTTGAACAATCTTGCAAACATCACTTCTTTTTCGATTAATGAAGAAGCAGATACACTAGAAACTACAGCGATGGGTAACGCAGGTTACAAAACGTTTGTAGGTTCACTAAAGTCTTGGAGTGGAACAGTTGAAGCAGTATTTGACGATACAGATTCAGCAGTTGCAGTAGGATCAGCAATCACACTTACAGTAGTAGTTGATGATGGTTCATCTAATCAAGTACAATATAGTGGATCATGTATCGTGACTTCAAGGTCAGTAGAAGTTGGTGTAGCAGATTTGGTTACCGTGAGTTTTGACGTAACAGGAACAGGTGCCTTAACTGAAACTATATCATAATATAATTTCATATGAGGTAAACTAATGAGCGTAATAAACAATGCGAAAACGCATTTTAAAACTAGACTATCAGACAAACTCGAATGGGTAGAATGCCCAGAATGGGAATGTAAGATTTATTTTAAGTCTAGTGCAACACTAAAGCAAACCGAATCGGTTGTTGCTTTGCATCGTGAAAATAAAGTAGCGGAAGCATTAGCAACAGTCCTAATTCAACGTGCGTTAACAGAAGATGGTAAACCGATGTTCGTCGGTGCAGACAAGTTCGACATAATGAACTCGGTTGATCCAGAAGTTGTGACACGTATGGCTACGCATATTCTTAATGTAGAACCTACAGCGGAAGAAGTAGCAAAAAACTAAGTGCCGATGCTGATACATATTTCCTGTATCAGTTAGCAGAACTACTGCATAAGACTGTTGACGAGATTATGGAAATGTCAGCATCGGAATTCATAGGATGGGCCGAGTATTTTAAATTAAAAGACTTAAGGAGTAAGCGAAAACATGGCAAACACAAGTATTGAAATTGAAATCAAAGCCCTCGACAAAGCAACCAGTAAATTAGACAGTATTACAAGGTCAATGACTCCACTGAATAAAAAGGTGGGGAAACTAGACAAACAGTTTGACAAGGTTGACAAGTCAATAAACAAAACATCAGGGTCTTTCAGTAAAATGAAAGGATTACTAGCAGGTGCTATCACAATAGGTGGTATTACAGCATTTACTAAGTCAGTCGTTGAAGCAAGTTCACGTGCAGAGGATTTGAAGACGACCCTTGATACAGTTACAGGTTCAGCAAAAGCTGGCGATGATGCATTTAAGTTTATCAATGACTTTGCAACACGTACACCTTTTGATATCGAAACACTAACAGAGACATTCATCAAATTGAAGTCATCGGGTATTGAACCAACCGAAGAACTTCTAACAACATTTGGTGATATGGCGTCTGTTACCACTGACCGTGTCGGGTCATTGAATGCCGTTACAGATTTGTTCTCAAGAACTACAGCAGGCGGATTAGGTTTGGAAGAACTTAACCGTCTCGCTGATAGAGGTATTCCAGCATTCAAAATCTTAGAAGAAAAGCTAGGATTAGCAAGACTAGAAATATCAGAATTTGGTAAAACAGCAGAAGGTGCCGCGGCAATTAAAGATGCACTACTTGAAGGACTCAATGAGAACTTTGGTGGTGGTATGGAAAAAGCATCTAAAAACTTATCAGTATCATTATCCAACTTAGGTATCGCAGGTAATAATGCCTTGATTGCAGTTGGTGAAGGTGGTCTTTCAGATGCACTTAACTCAGCCGCAACACGTATGACAGACTTTATTGTTAACAATGAAGACTTAGCAATGGCACTTGGTGAGAAACTAGGACAAGCTGTTACATTTGTCGTAGATGGTATCGCATCACTTTCAACTGGTATGGAAAAAGCAGAACCAATATTCAGTTTACTTGGAACTATATTTAATGACATTCTTGTCCCAGCATTTGGGATGGCGTTTGACGTACTTGTTAAACTTGCAGAAACATTAGGCCCAATAGCAGAAACAGTAGCACCATTGGCACAAGCCGCATTCGAAGGTCTTGGTAATTTAATGACAGAAACAGTCATACCAGCATTCGAAACAGTTATATCTACAATCACAAAAGTTATAGACAAAATCAAATCAATGATTGACTTTATTACAAACGGTATTGGCAAAGTAAAAGAATTTGGTGGTGCAGTAGGAGACAAAGTAGGTGCAGGCTTTACAAAAGCCGGAGACGCAATCGGTGGTTGGGTTGAAGGTGGTAAAGACAAGATTGGTGGCTTTTATGATTGGGCAGTAGGTAATTCTATTATCCCAGACTTAGTTGCAGATATCGGTAAAGTAATGGACAAGCTACCAAAAGAAATGGTAGATCCAGTCAGTAAAGCAGTCGACGGCTCAAAGACAGAATTCAATAAACTCCCAACTGGTATCAATCCAAATCAACTTGTAGACCCAGTTAGTGGAGCAGGTGCAGGTTTAGGTGCTATAGCAGGTGGTATATCAACAGCAAACTCAGCCGTTAACTTCAACATTTCAGGTGTAAATGCAGGCGGAGGAGCTGGTCAATTTCAATCAAGTCAAATGAGACAATACATTGAAGGTATTGCTCTACAAACAGCACACACTGTCCTTAGACAGAACACAGGCTTTGGAGGGTTAGTATAATGTCAGCGTTACCATTACAAGACCAATTATCAATATCAACAAGTTATGTATCAACACCAAGACATAGATTAGTAGAGTTTGGTGATGGTTACATACAAAGAACACCATTAGGCATTAATTATCAAAGACGTACAATAACAGTTAACCACGACAATCTAAGTGCAACAGACGCCGCCGCACTGATTTTATATTATGAAAGCAGACATTATGACGCTGGTGTAATAGATATCTCAGCAAACGAATTATTCAGAACAGCAGGCAAATTCTACTTAGAAAGTTTTGATGTTCAAATGGCAGACAATGACCGAAGAACAGTTTCAGCAAGTATGGTAGAGGTATTTGATTTATGAGTGCTTCACTACCAGCCATTGTATCAGCAAAGTTTGTTACATTACCTATTACTGATTTGTATGAATTTGACTTTACTGCAATCGGTGGTAGTGCAAAGATTTATATAGCAAGTGGTCAAGAAGGTGATGGTTCAGGTGGTTTGCAAAAACTTGACATTGCATGGGATGATGAAGTTGGTGAAAAAGTATTTGAGCATTGCGATTTACAGATTAGCAATTTACGTTCAGATTTAACAGGACAAGTTGCAGAACCACAGTTAACAGTTGCCGCTAAAACATTATGGGACATATCAGCTTGGGCTACAGCAACAAACAATTTCGGTATGATGAATTATCGTGGCTTAGCAGTAAACAGAAAAAGACTATTTTACGGCACGTACTATAGTATGATACCACAAAGATTTTTCGTAAAGTCAGTTGACGATTTAAGTCCAGAACAAATAACATTTACATTGACACCAAGTTTAGGCACCGAAAACGGTGAAAAACCAAGTGCCAGAAAGTTGGAAATATAATATGAACTTTAATAATTTTAACTTAGACCAATTTGTCAAAACTAAACTTGCACAGACAATACAGAAGTCACAGATTGGTAATGTTCTTAAACAAAAAGGTGCTCCTGCACTTATATCAACTGTTGTCAAAAAGATATTAGGCGACAAAGACAATACTACACATGAAGGTGTAGATATGGGACAACAAGTTCAACCGGGTATTATTCCTGTCGTATACGGACATGTTGGTATGTCAAATACGCAGTTTGATTTAGGACAAAAGCCAAGTGATATAGATGCAGAAAAGATTACACAAGAAGTTAAAATACCAATATCAGAAGGTAGAATATCAGGTGTTGCAAAAAGAGTAAACGATAATGAAATTTCATTCTTTCTTCCTGGTGAAGCAAAAGGAAACTTAAAACAAGTTGTTATCAATGATTCTTTTGTTATTGATCCCACAACAAATGTTGCAAACTTTAAAGACATTAAGTTTGAATTAACTTATGGCGATGGAACAACAAACAAACAAACAGCGACAATAACAGACTTTAATCCACTACTTGTAGAAGAAGCAGATGGTGTAAAGATTGAAGCAGTAGATGATCCTACAAACACGAATTTATTAAATGACTTAGGTGACGTTAGTGCAGGTAAAGGCGAGAACTATGTTCTGTACTGGAACAATGATGCAGGTCAATGGGAAGCTAAATCATTCAACGCTCTACTAAATGAAACAGGTGCTACATATGATGGTGGTGCAGGTGGAACTGGTGGAACTGGTGGAACAGCAGGTGACGGTGGCACAGGCGGAACAGGTGGTGTTGGGCCAGCAGATGGTCTACTAAAATACACACAACACAATCCCCCACCAACACATGTAGAAACAACAGGCACACTAAAGTCAACAACTACTATTACAGCACCCCCAAGCACAGGAACTACAGTTGTTAGTGGTAAAGGTGCACCATTACGTAGAACAGACGAGTCAACACCTTACTTTGATACAGTAATCGATTTTGCAGAAGTAGATGAAACAACAGATTCAATAAACATTACAACATTCTTCCCAGAAGGTATCTACCAAGAATTTGAAACAGTATCAAAAGCAGTAGATGGCGCAATAACACTTTGTGGGACAACAAGACCAATTACAGATTCAGGTAATCTAAACTGTTTAACACCAAGTGTAACAGTAGCACCAGACGGACAAAGTTCTACACAGGTTGACAGAACAACTGGTTCAGTTACAGTAAACGTTGTTTTAACAACTACACTATGCGGTCGTGAGTTTGTATTACATGAAACAAGTTATCCAGTATCATTCTTAAAGAATGGCGGATATAAACACACAGAAGAATTTAACATTACACAAATGAACGCAG